TATTCATCCGTATCTTTACCATAAGTTTTTGCTATTTCTTCAAATGCTTTTTGTCTAACTCTTAAAACATCAGCCCAATGTTTTTTATCATTTGAAAGTCTTTTCCTATTATATTTTTCTTCTGTTAATTCACCTTTAGCTAAACTTATTTCTAACTGTGTATTCATAGCATCATATCTTAATTCCATACTATGAATTGCAGCATCGGTAGCCTTATTAGTTCTATCAATACTATCAGCTAAAGAATTTTCAGTTTTAGTTAATTCAATTTCAGCTTGAGTTAATTTTAAAACTGCTTCATTATATTCGGCCGTTCCTTTACCAAATAGAGATTCATTAAATACAGCTTGCTGCCGTATTTTTATAATTTCTTCCCAATGGGCCTTTTCAGCAGTCAATCTGGCAACTCTATATTTTTCCTCAGTTATTTCTCCCTTTGCTAAATTTAACTCTAAATTTGCTTGTATTGATTTTAAAGTTTTATCTGCTTCTTTTTCACTATTTTCTAAATCTTTATTCGCAGCTTTAATACCATCTGCTAATAAATGTGTCGCTTCAGTAACTTTTTCTGTTTCTTCTACTGCTTTTTTCTGACTTTCAGCCATATTTTCAAACATTACTGATGGATCAACAGTATGTAATAAACCCATGGCTTTTTGCAGGTTATTTATTTTTTCTTGAGTCCATTCAGACACCTTACCTGTAGCAGCTTCAGAACTAGCTATTTTTTCCCAATATTTTAATGATCCCTCTAAGGATTCAGCATAAGCTTGATTTTGTTCATGTGTAGCAGCAGTCATTTCTTGCAATGACTGTATTCTTACACTTGCATACTGTTTATATTTAAGAGATTGTTTTGCAAAGTCAATTGAAATTCTTTCAGCTTCATCACTAACTTCAATATATTCTTTTGTTAATTTTATAGCTTCAACTATTACATATATAGCACCAAATGCTGCTACAAATCCAGCTATAGCTGTAGCAACTCCAGCCAATATAGGAGCTAAAGAAGTTATAGCGGATCCAAATATTCCAACACTTGCACCAGCAGCTGCGGTTTCAGTGGCAGCTGCAGCGACAGATATTTTATATAGAGACAACATTTGAACTACTGGTGACATAATTCCTATCAATGCACCAATAGCTAAACCGAAGGAAGTGATAATAACTGTGGCTTTTGGAAATTCTAAGACTATTTTTGATATAGATCCAGCTAAAGATAATATTCCATTTAATATTCCTTTTACTGAATCTATTATCTCTGGATTTTTTAATACTTCTGTAAGTTTTAAAACTTGATCTGATATTATATCTAAAAATTCACCTTTTCCTAAAGCTACTCTAAAATCATACCAAGCATTTTTTAATCTTTCTAATTGACCAATGATGGTTTTTGAATTTTTCTTTGCTGTTTCAGCAAATTCACTGTGTAAGAAAGCCATAAATTTTGGTAAAAAATCTTCAGTTTTTAATTCACCAGATTTTACCAAATCTACAAATGCTCTTTTAGTCATATGCATAGACTCAGCAGCTTTTTCAAGAGCACCTGGTAACTGATCACCTAACTGTCTTTTTAACTCTTCAGTCTGAACAGTTCCTTTAGATATCATCTGAGTAACAGCATAAAATATTGATTGTAATTTATACTGCGATAAACCTAATGCTGAAGATGTTTCTACTAAAGCCTGATATGTATTAATTACTCCTTCACCCTCTAATCTACCTCCTTTTGCAGCAGCAGCTAACTGTGAAAAACCATCAATAGATTTTTCAAAACTTACACCTAAAGAATTAGATGTATCTCTGAGAAAAGTAAGCATTTCATTTGCTTTCTCAGTAGATCCATATACAAATTTAAGTGTATTATTATATCTTATCCAATTAACTGACGTAGATAAAACTGTATCACTTAATCCTTGTATTGTTTTTGTTAACGCAGAAAAACGGATAGCACTACCAAGATCTTGAAAAGATCTAGATAAAGATCTAACAACAGTGCTTGTTTGTGCTAATTTATTTATAGATTTTGTAGTTTTTTCTGCAGATTTAGATGTTTTATTTAAAGATTTGTCCGTGGAGTTAGCCACAGAAGAAAGGGAGGATAATGAAGCTTTTGAAGCATCTACAGATAATTTTAAACTATTAAATTGTTTACCAAGACTACTTACTAAATCTTTTTTATTTAATAAGATATCTATTACAATACTAATAGTTTCAGTTGATTGAGATCCCATATGCCTATACTTTCTAAACTAATTTCATTGTTAACATTTTCTCACAATTTCTACCTATCATTTTTTCCTTTTCAGATTTAGACATGGAATCTACTTTTAAGGATTTAATTAAAGAATTTAACTGTTTTCCACTATAATTATTAGCAGCCCAATTATATGATAGATTTTTTATATCAGAATCTACCTCCCGTTTTTTTATAATATTTACAAATATACCAATTTCACATAAAGTATAATGTTTAACGTCTGACCAAGGATGTCCATTTTCTACTAAGTATTGTAAAATACTATATAGGACACTTGTATCTTTTAAGTCGTAATACTCTGATTCTCGACTTTTTGATCTATCGGTATCATCTCGATCAGACGATTCAAGTTTTTTAACAATGTATCTTTCGATTCAAAATTCAAATCTAACACAGCTAAAATAATTTCTAAAGATTTATCAACAGGTAATTTTTCAAATACTTTAACATCTATTTTTGTAATATCTGTTAAAATATCTGGACAATTAGTAATCAGATATGTAAATAAAGTTAATAAATTTTTAGAATAATTAGGATCAGAACTTGATAAAGATTCTAATGTTATTCCAAGTTTATTTAATTTCGATACATGTGACTGAAGTTTCGAAATAACCTTTCCTAATTCAGATAAAGTCAGTGGATATATATCAACTTTATGTCCATATATATCCACTGACTTATGAGGAATTAGGTTTTTAAGATCAGATAAAAGATCCACAAAAACCTCCTATTAAATTAAGAACTTAATCGAATAACCTGAAAATATGGGTTAGAAGAATGATTGGCCTCATCTTTAAGAATTTCGCCAGTAAAACTAAGTTTAGACCAATCATCACCAATAAATGAAGTGTCTCCATCTACAGTAATATTGACTTTCCAAGCAGTAAATTCAATCTGAGGACCAACAGGGTTATCAGATACAAATCGTAACTGAGCTTCAAAAGAAGTATCCGCTAAACCTTTAATTAAAGTATATGTTACATCACCATAGTCATATGTTAAGTTTAATTCTTCATCATCAGTGATTGAACTACCTTCAGGAAAATAAATTCTACCAATTATATCATCTTTCTTAGACGTATCGACTAAATAATCTGTCCCAGAGACATATGTGGTAGTGTCTGTACTATCTTTCACTACTAAATTAGAGATAGCTCTTTTGTCTAAATCTACACGATACCCTAACTTTGCATTAATAGTTTCTGTAAAATCAGTGGCAGCCGTCTGTGTAATAGTGGAAGATGTCCCTAAAGACATCATATTAAAATTCTCAATAGAAATCTCATCGACAGTGAATTTAAGAGAAGGAGTAATCTGAGTAATTACTTCTTTATCTTTAGATTTAAGACCTGATCGAGAATTAAAATGTTCTAACTTACTTAATGCAACATTATAAGATAATTCAGGACAATTTCCAATATCCCGTTCACCAAGTAATTCACCACTAGCATTGTACCGATTTAAATATACAATACCACGACCTAATACTAAATTATCACTCATAACATCCTCCGTTAAATAGAATTATCATCTTTGTATGTTATCGTAAAAATTATACGACAAACAACTATATTATCAATACCATATCCTATTGGACCCTCAATATACGATTCATCAATAAAACTATCATTGGTCAATCTTGAATCTTCTCCCAAAATATAATCCCTTAAAGATATTATTTTAGGAAATATGACATTAGTATAATCTATCAATTCAAGTATTGATTCTAAATTTCTTCGTTTTGGATATCCTAAATTACTTTTTGTTGATTTTTTTATAACCTTATCAGGTCCTTCAAACATAAATAAACAAGGAACTTCAGATTCTCTAGCTAATCTATTTGGATATCTCCTAAAAGTTGTAAGTCCAATATCATCTTTATGAAGAATAATTCTAGATTCTATTTCATTTAATGAATTTATTCTACAAATCATATATCGAACCTAAAATGTTTTTTAAATTTTGGACCTATGATAAAATTTTGTAGAGTTCTTTGTAAAACTCCCCCAGGAGCTTGAGATGAATATATTTTACCTTCAAACATAACTGTTTTTTTACCAACTGAAGGCCATGGACTTTCTCCAGGAGTACTACCAAACTCTATTATTTTTGCATAAGGTGAATCATTACTTATAGTCACCATAGATTTTGACATTGTTTTGTGCCATCTCGATCGAAAATGGCCAGAATCTACAGGCGAATTTTTTTGAATATCCCCCATAATATCTTCTGAAAAATTTTCTAATCTTCTTTGAAGACTAGTACTAGATAATGCTTTACTTAAATTTCTCAATTTATTAATTACGGATAAAAAACTCATCAGTCCATCTTTTTCAATGTCAAAGTATAAGTTAATCCTAAAGGATCAGAAGAAATAGGAACTGATACCTTTCTTTTTATAGATGAAATTATAAATTCATCCCCATCTTTAGGAATTATTGGTAAATGTTCTGATTTAAAGATAATATCTACTAAATCAGTCCTATATTTTATATCTAAATTCCCTCTTTGTACCTCTTTTGACTCATGATCTAAAATTAAAACTTCAGGTATAGAAAATTCTTCATCTGGAGTATTAGATCCAAATCCTGTATCAATTTTTTGAATATAAATCCCTGAATGTGATACAGATTTAAATGTTTTAAATATGGTATCTACACCAGATTTAAAAATTGTTTGAATACTCATGTTCTGATTAAAGTCCTATTTAATCCAGAATTTATACTACCATATTGTGATACTAATTCTAAAATATGTCTTGGAATTAAATCAGATGAAGTGTTAGAACTTATTTTTAAACTCATAGATGATATCTTCATACTCTCAAAATTAGATAGTCCTACTGATTGTAGCACATTATCATCTAATAATACTAAAGCCAATTCACAGGTGGCTGTTAAAATATCTTTTGGAATTGTATCTTTATCAATACCAGTAAGATTTTTACGTGGCCACTCTAAAGCTTGATCCTCAGTGGTTTTTTCACCTAACCAGTCAATATAACTATCTAAAATCAGAGTCGCATGCATTAAAAATTTCTCGAAATCGTCCTCTTCCTCAATAGATTGAGAATGAGGACGTTTCAAGAAATAATCTTTTGCATCTTCAGCAGAAATATAAGAATCAGATTCTGTACCCTTAATTGTAGAATCCATTATTTAACTTTAGCCTTTTCTATTGATGGAGATTTGGTTGTAGTAGGTTTAGAATTTTCAGTAGTTTTCGTTTGTTCAAGAGTCGAATTTTTTGCCTCATTCTTCGAATTCTCTTTGCTCGACTCATTTTTAAGCCCTTCTTTAATAGCAGGTTTAAAAGAATAACCATGACTCAATAAGGTCGAAACTTGGGATTGATCACAATTAATCTTTTTCCCACTTTTACTATACATAAACATCATAAAATCCTCCCAAAATAAGTTTAAAAAATAGGGGCTTACCACAAAGTAATAAGCCCCTATTTCACTATATAACCATAGGGCTATATACTACTGATTACGCAGCATCTCCGATAAGAGTAATACGACGAGGATCGAGAGCAGCAGCAGCACATAAAACATCAAGAGACATTAAAGTCTTCTTAGTTTCCATGTTATAGCCTTTAACTACTCGAATAGATACACCATTATCAGAAATAGTACTAGCGACTTTATCTTCAGGTTTATCTAACATCGGAAAGGCCACACCCAAAGAACGGTCGTCAAAAAGTGCACCATGCATAGTTACTGTCTCATTATCATTGACAACAGTAACAGCAGCATTATCGGCAATAACCTCATCAATCGGATCAACTAACTCAATAGTAGTAGCAGAAGAAGCAGCATCCGTTTTAACGATAAAACGCCGACGACAACCTGCAATAGATAAGAAATTCCCAGCAGTAATAGGATTGGTTAAAGCATCAACTTTAAGAGTAGTATCACCAATCTGATTAGCAGAACCAGAATTATCAGTGGCCGTGGTTTCATTACTAGCATTCAGAGTAGATTCTGGAAAATTCATACTGGCGAACCAATCAAAATTCATCATTTTACCCATAGAGCCATAAGTTAAGGTCAACTCACCCTGAGCTCCACGATAATTACTTCGATTGAAATACTCTGCACCTAGCATACGTGCTTCCAAAGTAGAATCAACAAGACCAAACCTACCCATCGGATTTAACTGCTGATAGTTAGCAGCACTACGAGCAGAAGCCATAGAAGCTGCCGTACCTAATACAGACGAATCAGCATAAAGTCCGCGAGCATCTAAAATTTTAGTGCCAACATACACATCAACTTTTTCAGCAAGAGCATACGCAGCAGGAATAATAACCTGGTCAGTAAAACTCTCAAAATCCAAAGCCAATTCTTTTGCCGTCAGTTCCACAGAAACATCAAGATGTTTCTCAATAGTCATAGTACGAGAAACTTCTTTAACTTCCTGCTTATCTAAAGAACCCGTAAATTCTTTAGCTACATAAGACGGACGAGTTTTAAATCGAATGGACTCACCGACAGAGTAACCATTAGGGGTTACAGAAAAATCGGATGAGACATCCTTCGCACAAAGCCCAGCAATAACGAGAGAATCCTCCATATGCAAAAGAGCTTCAGCGGCGATCATGTCAACTTGTTCACAAAGCAGAGTCTGAAGGAAAATTCGAAGAAATACTTGCTGAGAGGCTTTCAGGTCTTTCTATAACGAAAATTCATGTTATTGAAGCTTTAAGA